ACGCGGAGCCCCGTAGGTCATTGAGGCTGATCTGATCGCCGCCATTGAAGTCTTTGCCGTTCGAGCGCTTCAGATGCACGATGGCGATGACGCCAACACCAGTTTCCTTCACGAAGGATGCCAGCTTGGTCATCAGGACGTCGATGTCTTTACGTTCGTCCATCGTCTCAAGGCCTGAGACCACGATGGAGATGTGATCGAGCACAATGAACTGACAGCCACTCGCCGCCATGTAACGCATCATGGTCAGCAGCCGGTCGCTCTGCAGCGAGCCGAAGTGGTCGTAGAACATCATCTTGTCGTGGATGACTGCAGCGAGCGCTGCGTCCCACTGGTCGTCACTGATGTTCGCAGGGTTCGCTATGAGGCTCTTGAGGGGCACACCAGCATGCAAGGCGCAGTAGGCTGCGACCGACGTGTCGTTGTCTTCCTCAAGATAGATGTTGCCGATCTTCGAACCGTGCGCCACACGCATGTGGTAAGCGATGGCGCGGGCCAGCGTTGACTTGCCAATGCCTGAGCCTGCGCACAGCGTGGTGATTTCCGCAGGCCGCAGACCCATCCACATGCCGTTGAGCTTGGGATATGGGAGGTCGAGGCCCTTGCGCTTGGCCATGGCCTTCTTCAGGCGCTCACGGGAGAACTCGCTGCCCTCGACGATGCCATCAGGCCTGAAGGGCTTTGCGTCCCAGTAGGCTCGGATGATCGGTGCAGGGCCGTCTTCCAGCAGGGTCGCGTTGGCGTCCTTACCTGGAACGGCCATGATCTTGACGCGGCCGACCGGCAGAAGCTCGCAGGCTTCCTTGAGAGCCTTCTGTCCCGGCTCGTCGTTGTCGAAGCACAGCACGATATGGTCGAAGCGCAGGAGCTTCTCCCAACTCGCGAGCAGCGCCTTCTTCACGGAGCCTGAGCCGTTCGGCAGGGAGCCAGTCGGATACTTGTTGTCGAAAGCTTGCGAAACTGACATCCGGTCAATCTCACCCTCGGTGATCACGACCGTCTTGCCCTTCGCGGGCCACGACCAATCACCAATGATGCCGCCGTTGTTCTTGTAGACGCTCTGGCCAAGCCATTTGAACTGCTTGTCGCGCGTGCGGGTCTTCTGGTCGATCAGCTTGCCACTCTCGTCCTTGATTAGCTGGACGTGGACTGGTGTGCCGTCACGGAGCTTGCCGAGGCGATAGTCGCACTTGGCCATGGTATCGGTGGTGATGCCCCGTGCGGTGATCGCTTTGATTTCTGTGTCGATAGGCGAGAAGCCTTTGGCGACCTTCTCTTCCTGAGGAGCCCATCGGCTCCCGGCGACGAACTGGGTCGGATCATTGCAGCTAAAGCACCAGCTTCCGCTTCCGTCGTCATATGTAGCGAACGCATCCGAAGACTGTCCGCAGGGGCACGGCCCCTTAGTGCAACTCAATCTCGTAGCCTTTCTAGGAATTCTCTCGTAGCAGCGTAGGTGATGGTCGCAACGATCACCCACCCAGCGACTAGCAGCCACGGGAGACCCATGGCCGCTGTGTTTGCGAATGCGACGTCCATCAGATTTCGACGAGGCCGCTGCCGAAGCCGTAGGTTAGACACGAGACGCCTGCGGTCCACAGTGCAGCCTCTAATCCCCCTGAGACCAAGGCGGCCACAGGGAGGATCAAAAGGCCGACGATGGCAATCTTGCGGGTGCTGGTCATCAGCGGACCAACTGATAGGAGGCGTACTGGCCACCGACGCCATCGGTCTTCATCGTCATCTTGATGGCATAACCCGCGTTGCGGAGCTTGAAGATCACGTCCGAGAGCCGCTGCACGTGATAGACACCCATGCTTTCCATGTTGGTGATCGTGCGGTAATCGCCCTTGTCGTTCTTGCTCTCAAGGTGCGCCAAAATCTTCCGGCACTGCGGTGCCAGCGAGAGGTCGTTTGCAAGGTTAGGAGTGCCGAGGGTCAGGGTCTCAGACATGAGGTCACTTTCTCTTTTTGGGTTTCAGATACGCTTTGATTTCTTCGATCCATTCATCCGGCGGGGTCTTCTCGCACCACTTGAAGCCGTGGTCTGTCGCCCATTTCCCGTAGGAAGTAGGAGAGCCCTTGTAGATTGGCGTCTTTGCTCGGGAGAAGATGAAGCGGATGTCCAACTCAGGATGCTGTTCCTTGAGCAGGATGAACTTCTGTCGCTCTTTCACTGCAGCGTCTTTGACAGACACGCGAAGCTTCGGATTGATCGCACCACCAAAGCGCCCCTTGGGCTCTAGGATGATCGGACAATCCTTCGGATACTCGTCGCCGTTGAAAGAGAAGTCGGGGAGATACTTGGCCTCACGCTGCGGCACGATGTACTTGATGTGTTGGCTTTCGAAACCAAAAGGTACACCGGCCGCAGTGAGCTTGGCCGCGACATCCCGTTCGAGACCTGAGCGAAACTCAGGCTCGATGGTGAGTGCGGGCTTCGACATTATCAGAACGGAATGTCGTCGTCCGTGTTGCTGTCCGGGGCCTCGGGGGCCTCGGGCTCAGCGTCGTCGAGGTCTTCCGACCGGTCTTCATCCGCATCGCCGCCGTTGTAGGTGTAACCACCCGCCTCGGCTTCGAACTTGTTCAAGACGCGGGTCTTGAGTTCGATGATCTGGACCTGATTGATGTAGAGGTTGATGCCTCCACCAAAGCCATCGTAGGCGTTGACGGTGACGTCCGGCTTGATGATCGAGCCCCCGCCAATCTTCACCTTGTTGCGCGGGACTTCGTTGCCCGCAGCATCGACGAACGGAGGCGGATAGTCTTCGCCAGAGGTCATCTGGAGAGAGAACGAGCCGTCCTTCTTGTCCTGCTTCCACGGCAGCTTGGCGTTTGCCGGAAGGTTGTTCGCCTTCAACTGCTTCTTCAGGTAAGCGTCGACCTTGCGATGGTCTTCGTCGCTGAACTTCACGCCGGTGATGTAGCGGCGCTTCTCAGGGCCATTCTTCTTACCGGACGGGGTCAGAGGCTGATAGACGTCAATCTCATTCAGCTTCGGGAAGACAGCGGTGCCTTTGGGGAGGATAACGGTAGTCTTAGCCATATTAGATTTGTTGCAATACTCAGTGCGGCACTGACGTTAGTCGTCGAGCGCCTAGACGTTGAAGCGAGACACGCAGTCCCGCCACGATGATTGAAGGTCACCGCCTGTGCAGGTTTTGAGTTTCTTGGTGACCCTCACGAGGGCCCTCGGGTTCAATCCCCGGGGATATTCAGAGGTGCATCGCGGGCCGGTGGTCTCAACTCTCGCCTTTACGGGAGGCGGATCGAAGGTGCCCAACTGGCCCGCGCCAACAAAGACGACACCGACCAACCACGCAGCCACGCCAAGAAGTCCAATCGAAGTGCCGTCATTCGTCATTTTATGCAGCCTTGTTTTTGAAGCGAGCCCAGAGGCCCACTAGGAGCACCAGTGCAGCGCCGGAAGCCGAGGTGATGGTGTGATCCAGGTACGGAGCCGACCACGGATCAGCGGCGATGATGCCGCCAGCGACCCAGCCGAGAACCGCAGCGCCTGCCCAGACCATGAGCGGGAAGCGCTCGACGGTCTTGGAGATCAGCGCAGCGCCTGCGATGACCAGCGGGATAGAGAGGAGGACGCCGGTCGCCATGAGGACCACGGAGCCATGGGCCAGAGCGGCCACAGCAAGGACGTTGTCGAGGCTCATGGAAGCGTCAGCCACAGCGATGGTGCAGACGGCCACCGAGAGCGTGATACGCCCCACGACGTCTCCGTTCTCATCGTTGGCCTCGTCCACAAGGAGCCCGTAGGCCACCTTGAGGAGGAACAGGCCACCTAGGATGGACAGTCCCGGGACGCCGAGGAGGAAGACAGCGAAGAACGACATGACGACGCGGAGCAGGACGGCTGCAGCAGTGCCGCCGATGATGCCCCACTTCTGTTGCTCGGGAGGCAGACGGTTGCTGACGAGCGCGATGACCACGGCGTTGTCGCCCGACAGCAGGAGGTCAATCCAGACGATGCCGAGAAGTGAGACGAAGAAGGTTTCCAAGGAAGCTCCAGTTCAGAGGGTGCGAAGGATGTAGATCAGCAGTGGCACCCCGACGAAGAACGCCGAGGATGCCACCAGTTGTGCGACGCTCAACCGAGGAGCTTCGCGCCGTCTACGTTGAGGAGCTTGGCGATGTCGTTCAGCACGACCTGTTCCTCGGAGCCGATGCCGCCCTGATCGGCAACGTCGGCCGCGATCAGGAAGACGTCCTGACGAACCGCAACGTCGCGGGTCATCAGCGCTTCGATGTTGCGCTTGTTCTCCATGCGGCCCGCACGGGACTTCGCACGCGACAGGGCGGCGGTGAGCGCCTCCTCGATCTGCGACGAATTGTAGGACGCGGAGACGAGCGGGTTGCCCTGCATGCCGGAAATGGCGCTGTCGATTTCGTTGTCGTCGATGCTGCCATCAGCAGCGGTGACGTTCGCGGCGGCCGAGGCCACGCCCTTCAGGAAGGCGGTGTCGCCAGTGTAGCTGTTGAAGGTCTTGGTGGCCGAGGCAACGATGTTCTTGAAAAAGCTCATGGGTCAGTCCCTGTTCAGAAGAACCATCGGCTCACGGGATATCCGCGAGCAATCTTGATGGTCAGATTGATGATGTAGACAACCCCGACAGCGTCGAGGATGTGGTCAGCGAGAACGGCAACGATCACTGCAGAACCTTGAAGGCGCTTAGTGGCACGAACTGTCCGTTGGCCTTCACCATGCATGGCGTGTTGATGGAGTAGCGATACTCCACGCCCATGGCCTCTGCAGTGTTGCGGCACCGGCTTTCATCCAAGCTGTTGCCGAACCAAATCACGAGGGCGATGAAGGCTGCGATGCCTAGACCAATCGCGCCGAAGAACTTCAGCGGATCAGGCATCGTGGACCTCGTGCGCAGCCTTGCTCAGCCGGGCCCAACGGGTCCGAATGAACATGCGGAGAGCCTGCGCGTTGACGGTGACGCCAAGGTCGTCCTTGAGCATCTTGGCGATACGTTCCTCCGGGGGAGGCTCCGGGGGCACGTAGGTAACGCTCTCGTAATCGCTACGCATTGCGATACGCCTTCATGAACTCGCGGTGGAAGTTGCGGCGCTGGTCTTTGTCCATGGCGTACAGGTCGAACGAGACCGGCTTGCCATTTGCGCCCTTGACGGTGACGGTCCAGAGGGACGCGCCCATGCGGATGGTGACGTTGTTCTTCAACTCTCGATCCTCTTCATTTCCGAGAGCACCTTCACCTCAGCGAGAATGAAAGCGCTCTGTGTGTTGTCGTTGTTGCGAAGAACCTTCGCCAACTGCTCACGGCATTCTTCTTCGGTCCCGCAGCCCGCTACGGAGCCACGAGACCAGTTGATCAGCATCCACTCAGGCTTCATCAGACCGCGTAGCCCACGGCCTGAGGGACCGGGACGAATGTGGAGTTGACGACGCGGTCGATGCGGCGGCTGTACTCGCCGTAGAGCCAACCTCCAGGTACGCGGAGGCGCATGGTCTCGCCGGTCACCGTCTCCCACTTGTGCTTGCCGTTGCCCTTGTATTCCTGAGCGCCATGGGGACGCTTCTTAGGCTTCGGCTCGGGTTTCACTGCCTCCGCAGGGGTAACCACGGTGATGGCGAGCTTCTTGCGCTCGGTGTCGTAGAAGCACCACTCCCGCGAATCCTTGCCGTGACCCTCAGACCAAGCGTCGAAGCGGATGCGACGGCAAGTGGGATCGGCATGCGCGGAGGGCACGATGGTGCCTACCTCGAACTCGAACTTCGCTTCGTCCTGCGTGCCTGTCACAGCAACGCGGTCGCCAATCTTCAGCGCATCAAAAGCTTTCTTCAGCATGTCTTGCTCCGATTGTTGTATAGGCGAGCGAGTAACTCGTCGCGGGTTTCAGCGGGTTCGCACGCGAGGGCCATTAGCTGCTCGCGGAAGTATGGCCCCCAGATAGTGCGGGCCACGTTGTGGTCGAAGATCAGCGTGTCGACGCTGGGCTGCTCGTCAGCCGTATCGCCCATCGAGAACATCAAGTGGTGTCCGATGCCGACTTGCTCGGCACCGTAGACTTCCTTGATGATCGCGGTGAACAAGGCCTTGTTGCGCGCGTTGCGCTCGTTCTCGTCGAGCCAGATGCTCAAGCTTCGACCTCGTGCGTGCGACCGTAGTAGAAGTCGTGCAGCAAGGCGTCACGCTCAGCGATGGGAGTGACAGCGAGGATGGTGAGCACACTCTTCCACTTGTCGCCCCAGAGCTTCTGGGCGACATCGGTGTCGAAGATCAGCGTGTCGGCGCTGGGGACTTCCTCTACGAACGTGTAGGTGAACCCGTCAGCCCTCTTGTCCTCCACCTGATAGACGAGGTGGTGACCGCAGATGACGTCGGTGACGCCATAGGCTTCGCGGATGATCGCCTTGTAGAGGTCGGCGTTCTCCCCGTTGCGGTCGTTCTCATACGGGCCTTCAAGCTTGATACCGGACGGGGTGAAGTCGGTCTTGGTGGTCATGGAAGTATCTCCGTGTGGATTGAGGGGTGACTGGTTAGTGGGAGAGAAGTGCAGTGCGCAGCAGGGACAGAAGACTGCCCGTGTCGCTCAGGTATGCGCCGCCGAACGGCTCATGCTTCTTGGCGGGCAGCACTTCACCAATGCAGTCGACAGGGATGCGCGGAGCACGCCATGCGGACGGTGTGGCTCCGAGGCCCCGGGAGAACAGTTCGTCTTCCTTGAACGTCCTGAAGACAGGCTCAGGCACGTGCAGAACGATGATGACAGGCTCACCGCCCATCTCCTCGACTGCGATGTTCGCGAAGTCCTCGGCCTGCTCTTGGCTGATAGCGACGAACACCTGAGGCCCACGCTTCACCGATTGCTTCCCGACGGTCATGTGGTGCTCATTGGCCCACTGGTCGCCACCCTTGGCGTGGCCGGGTTCGAGGCCGACAGACTTGATGCAGGCGAGATTGATAGAGGAAGTGCCATGGTAAAGCGTTCGCATGATGCGTTCTCCGGTGACTGTTGCTGATGGGAAAAAATGCGGAATGTAGGCGTAGCTGCTGGACGCCTCGTTCTAGTGCGCCTTCCACGTCTCGTTCTCTAAAACGCACGCTTGGCGACGCGCCTGACCCTTTGCAGCAGGCGCACTCATTCCGCTCCCGCAGGTTTCCCTGTGGGCACTACGTCCGTTAGAGCGGACGCTTAGAAACTGTTAGGCGCGCAGAAAGTCCGCGATGCTGATGTGACGCCGATAGGCATCCCATTGCTTCTTGCGGTAAGCCTTCATGGCCATCGTCGCGTGCCAGTCGGCCGTGTTGCTGATCGTGAGCGCGCTGATGTAGGAGCCGGTCATAGGGCCATCCTCTTCTGGAATTCTTCGTTGAGTGCTGCGGCGAGCGCAAAGGCTTCGCGAGGTTTGATGTCCTCGCTCACGATGTGCGACCTACAAATGACATCGGCCCCACTTGGGGACCGAATGGATGGCACGACGATGTAGGGCTCAAGGCTGGTGTCACGAATGGGCATCGTGCTCCTCCGTGGTCAGCACAGTGATCAGGGAGTAGACGACCATGACCCCGCCGACGACGGCATACAGGCCATGCCCTTCAGCCATCACGGCCACGAAGTAAGCGCAGTGCGCCACTCCGTGAGACGCATGGAAAGCCGGAGTGTGCGAGACGTTGCACAGCCGGTCGTAGAGACGCTTTCGGATCATGAGTAGCGAAGCTCCTTGCTCTGGCGGATGCGCTGCTCCAGCGCCTCGGTGTCGATCCCACGTGCCTCCAGTGTTGCGCGGTCGAGAATGGTGGGCTCGACGCCGCGAAGCACGTCATTGCGGAAGTTGCGGGAGGCAGAGGAATGCTTGGTCTGGTATTCCATGGGAAATCTCCGGGGTGACTGGGCCTTGCCGGGATGGCGTCTTGGCTAAACCCCCTGAGGCTCGGAGGCTAAGTAGTTGATTTTGTGGAATATAGTGCTTCCCCACAGTCTTTTGACAGGGGGAAGCTATCTGGTCACGCGAAAGCGTAGACGGCGCTGATGATCTGTTCCAAAGGCAGGTCGCCCGGGACTGGCTTGGGAGCCTTCTCAAGCTCTTTGTCCAGTTTGGCGCGTCCAGCTTCCGAGAGTTGGCTGATGGCGTCGTCCAGAAGCTCCTGCAGCACGTCACGCTCGACGTAGATGCGAAGGAACTCCTCTCGGATCACCTCATTGAACAGGTCAGCGTCGGCCGGGAGGCAACCGTAGCTGTCGTGGACGGTAGCGAAGTCGACGATGCCACGGTCGACAGCAGCATTCACAGAGGCCTGCAAATGACAGCCGTCGAGGGCGTGAACGAAGTTTGGGGCCACGCCATTGGAGACCTCACGCTTCGCGATAGCCGTATCGAAACCGTCCGACAGCATGGTGTCGACGGGGATACGAACGCCCTTGCTGTAGCAAGAGAGCCTGATGACCCGCACGTTGGACGCATGGTAGCGGTTGATCCAAGGGAGACCCATGGGGGTCTTCCAAGTAAGCGCCTTGCCTTCGTGGGCGAGCACCTGAGCCAGCTTCTGCATGAACGCCATGGCTTCCGCAGGCTTGGTGACAACGCCTTTGATTGCCGCCATGGTGCGCTTGGCGAGATACGAGGCCGCCAACTGCTGCTCGGCAAACGTAGTGCCGAACGGATAGTTGCCCTTGAGAGCCTCGGCGTCGATGGTGTCCTCGACGTGCTGATCCTTCATGCCATTCTCTTTCGAGGAATAGGCGAACGAAAGCACGTTACGTTTGACCAGCTTGCGGTTCACACCGTAGCTGAGCGCGAGTTGCGCGAGGTCGCCCAGCGTAGCGTTAGCCTTGCGGGGCGCGTCAGCGGGGCCCTGCGCATAATACAGGACGTCACTGTACTTGTCGGCCTCGATGCTCTTGAGCGCTGCATCAGCAACCATCTGATAGATGTCCTCAGGCGAAGCGTTGTCCGTCAGGTTGACGAACTTGCCTTCCTCAGCCCGGGTCATGGCACATAGGTGCTGCAAGCCATTACAGCTACCGTCGAAGGCTACCGGGAGGTGGCAGACGTAAGACGGGTTGTCCCATGCGTTCACGAGTTCACGTGCGGCAGCTAAGAAGGCGAAGGGCTTGTCGGCCTTCGTCCAGTCGGTGTTGTGGAGCGGACGCGCAACGAAGTCCCGCAACAGGTCGATGTTGTCGTCGCACCACTTCACGCGCACGGGCATCGGTTGCTTGTCGAGCTTCTGCTCACCGCTCCAGGTATTGGCGACTTGAAGCTTCAGGTGATAGATGCCCCGCTCGCCCACAGGCTTGCCGTTGGCGAACAGGAACATGCCGCGCACATAGTCCTCACGTTGGAAGTTGAATTGCGTGAGGTAATAAACGCGACCGCGCCAGTCGAGGTTCATCGGGGTAAAGAACTGGTCGACGATCTGCATGCGACGGGCAACACTCAGGTCGATGTTGAACTTGAATCGAGCCGCCTTGTCGATGCGGTTGCGCTTCTTCTCAATCTTGATCTGAGCCGCACGGCGGCCCTGCTCGGCCTTGGTCATTGCAGCCCACACGTCATCCGGCGAGCGCGGAGTGACCTTCTTAGGCTTCTGCGGAGGCACGCCCTTAACCTCGATGCCGAGGTGGTCACATTCCTGCAGGATGCCCAGCAGCCAACCGTTGATCTTGTAAGGCACGCTCTGCAGATTGTTCACGGCGCGCATAACGCCGTCCATCTGGCCAGTGCGGATTGCGTGCTTGATCGCAGCGACGGTCTCTTTGTGCAGCGTACGGACCAAGGGGACCGCAACGCTCGCGAAACGCCTGTCTTCGGCAATCTTCGAATAGAAGCCGGTCCAATCGTTCGGCTTCACAGTGCGCGGCTGATAGACAGGCGACTTGAGCACGGCATCATTGACGACGTCGTCCATCATGGTCGCGGCTTCGTCGGTGACGCTCCACGCCTTCTCTGCATCGTTGGGAATCTCGCGAAGCTCGAACACGTGCGGGAGAGCCTGCAGCAGAATGTTGATGCCCCACTGGCCAGCGTGCAGTCGCATGGGGCGCGTCCATTCCTCCATGGTGAAGCCTAGGCGCTTCTCAGCGTCCTTAATCACCTTGGCCTGCCTGAGCTTCACACTGGCGAACCGCTCACCAGCGGCCTTCGTAATGGACCCTGCGGCCTTCTTATCGGTGACCAGCAGTTTCCTCATGTAGGCCTCGGTCCACAGGGAGCCCCCAATGGCCAGCGCAGCGTCCCGGTGGGTGTGCTCAAGGGCCACGCTGTTGAGCGCAGGCATCAGGCACGCCAAGGCGATCACCTCGACATCCAATCCCCTAAGGACACGCTGCAGCTTGAACTCCATGCTGTCGGTGCGGAGCTTGTTGCTGTTATTCAAAGCAGACACCACGCCCTCGGTCACGGCGCTAAGGCTGCGTGCGGTGAGCTTACGTGCACCTAGGGTGCTGCTGAAGCCTTCGTTGGTCCTAGCTCTAGTGTCTTGGTTGTTGATCTTTTTAACAGCTAGATCGAATTCAATGGTGGACGGAATTGCGTTCATCGGGGAACAGTTCCTTTTGTCTTGTCTAAACCCCCTGAGGCTTAGCGGCTAACTCATTGACAGGGCAGCAGAAGTATCTTGTGGGAAGTCTTTTGACAGCACGCACCAATTAGGGGTGCAAAAAGGCCCGCCGTAGCGAGCCTCGGTTGCTGTTATAGGTACGAAAATTACGTTTACAAGGGGAAGCTTCTTTACAGAGGATTTGCAGACCGGCGCGTAACCACTCCGCCACGTGGCCCCGTTGTTTTCTCTACGTATTTTTAGGACCCGTCAAGCCGTTTTGGCCCTCGCCCCCATGTGTTGGGGTGAGAATATTTACGGCCTCGACGAGGTCATCAGGCTCCACGTGGACATACTGCTGCGTGGTCGCGTAGCTGCTATGTCCCATGAATGATTGGATTTTTGCCGGTTGGACGCCGCCCTTCGTCAGATAGGTCGCCGCCGCGTGACGCATGCCGTACATGGTGAGAGCGGGCGGCAACCCAAGCAAATCCCTTGCGACGTCGAACCTAGTGCGCGTGCGACTGTAATTCAGGGCATAACCTGAGGCCAATAAGGCCTTGAGGTCGCGCGCGGTTTCGACGGAGATAGGGATGTCCCGGGGATTATCTGTCTTGGTGGCATCGAGCTTGATCCAGCCGTTCCGGTTGCCCACGGTGACCATGTGGGGTTCGAGCCCGGCCGCCTCACTCCAACGCATGCCCGACGACGCAAAGACGCGCACCAATAAGGCCTCTTCCTTCCAACCCTTCTCAAGGTAGTAGGAGACCAAAGCCTCCTGCTGAGCCATTGTGAGGAAGTGGATGCGGGTCTTGATCGTGTCCTGCCACGGCAGATTGGGGACGCGGAAGGCACCATAAACCTTCGGCCGGTCGGCCGCCCATGTCAGCACGGCGCTGGCCATGGTCAGATAGCCGTTAATGGTGCGGCCCTTGAGCTTGCCGGTATCGTTGCGACGTGACACCACCTTGCGCTTACGCAGGGCGCGCACGAGGCCATCTAGGTCCTCGGTCGAAACCTTCCTTACCTGGAGGTCACCGATCTGCTCAATGATCCAGTCGAGCCGTGCTTGCCCCGAGGTGTCCCGGCCGCGTTGCCAGACGTCGTGATGCTTGCGCATGTCCTCGGCCGCCATACGGAAGGTCGGGCCTCCAGCCTCCTCCTCGGTCGCGCTAGGCCACTGGCCAGTGCTGCGCGCGTAAGTCTCTGCAGCCTCGGCCTCGGCCTTGCTGTCGAACGCACGGCGCATACGCTTCTCAGGTTCACCTTTGGGCCGCCACCAAAAGTCTACAGCCCATCGGCCTGTATGCTTCTTCGTGCGGCTATCGCGTTCTGCAAATGCCATTGGCTATCATCCCTTACAGTAAGAGCGGAGCACGGTGACCCACTGACGCACGAGCGCACGGCCCTTAGGCGTCACGCGAACGTTGTGCTTGCGAAGGTCGTACGGGTCGCGGTCATTGGCGACCAGCGCCAAGCCTTCTTCCTTGTGTCGGTTGAGCGTGCCGATGTCGAGAATGTTGCGCGTCATGACACTGGGGGCAATGTCCCCAATGCCAGCGTAGTCATTGACGCCGAGGCCTTCTTCCTCGGCAATCAGCAGGAACGTGCGCAGGTAGCTAAGGGGCACGTTGGGACGCATGGCATAAAATGGTTCAAGGGCCATCCGCAGCGCGCGGGCGGCTGAGCGTTCTTCTTCTGAAAGTGTTGGCTTGAAAGAGGCGTGTGCGACTGGCATCTAATGTTCCTCTGGTGAAACCCCGGGAACTAAATGCTCCCGGGGAAGTCGATTGTCAAGCGAGTAGGGTCAGGCAAGCACTTAAGTCTTCGGACATAAAGGGCAGTAGGATTAACATCCCCTGCCACATGAACAGCGCTGGTACCTTCTCGGCCACCTCCAGGTCAAGCTCACCCGTTGCGTCGTTGTTCTCTGTGACAGTCGCGACAATGCCCGCAGGCACCTCGCCCCAAGGCGTTTCGTAAGGCTTCTCAAACGTAAAGCGAGTGCCCACTGCAATCACCGGAGTCTCTTCATTTTCAATAATGGTCGAGAAGAGATGGCCGGTTGCGTCAATGGTGATGATCGGTCGCATTGCTCTTAATGATGCTTTCCCCGAGGCCTTGACTGGCAGAGTGCCGCGTGTGCGCCGGAATTGTGTTGCTGATAAGCACTATGGCGAATCTTTGGACAAGTGCGTTTTCGCCACACCCGCCCCGACGATTAGACATTTCCGTATTTTTACTGCGGCATATGCCCTATGTCGTGAATTGCCGTGCCGTGCACGCTGCAGCCATCCAAGCCCGGTCGGAGTTAGTATAAGAGCCTAGGCGCTGCGAGGGCCTACGGGGCCTCGCTGGCGTGATAATCCAGAGCAAGCCTTCCTCATCTTCCTCAATGCGAAAGCCCGCGCGTTGAGCTTCTAAAGCGAATTCAGCAACGGTAGTCATAGACGTCCTTTCATGTTCCCCAATGCCTTAAGGCGCGTAGGCTTTCACCGCGCGCCGTAAGGTCTCGATTGATTGCGTGATTAGTCGCGATGCTTATCCGCGATACGCTTCCACGTTTCGTCGACAAGGTCCGCACGGCGCGCAATGACGCCTAGCGTTCCGCCTAGGGCATGCTTGGCCGCGTAGGCCTTGCGCGCGTCCCATGCCGTTTCGGCTTCCACGGTTTCGACGGGGAACGGGTGCCCCGGGGCAAAGCATTCGTATTTCGGCATAATCTAAACCCCCTTGATGATGCATCGGCCGTCCGTGTACCAAGTAGCGGTCACCTTGCCGGTCGGGAACGCCTCGCGCACGGCAATGCCGGTTATGTCAATGATGGGACGCTCAACGCTACCTGCCACCGTTGTGCGCTCGCTACGGGGCAACGTTTGCCATTCGCCTTCACTGGTAACGGCAAGATGCAAGCGACCTTCGGACCATGTCCGCATGACGTGCGCCCCGTGCACGAAACCATGATCGATTAGGCGCTTGCCCTCTAGCCAAATGCGCGTCCCCTCGCCCGCGCGCGTCTTACCTAGCTTGTGCTCGAATGTGGCCATGTGAATTCCCTTTCGGTTCCTAGTAATGCCTCAAGGCACGTAGGCTTGCGCCGCGTGCCGTAAGGTCTCGAATGTGCCGTGCTCAATGCACGAATAGCGAAATCAGTAGAAGCAACAACGCGACGATTAGGAGCATCGCCAAGTGGCAAAGGCGTTCTGTGATCATGCGAGCAACCTCGCGATTACACCCGCGCCATAGGCCATCCCTGCGAGCCATAGGGTGATCAGGATAGCCGCGTGCCATGTGTCCCCGGTCATGCTGCAGCCCTCGCGTTGAATGCATTGACCTTGCCTGCAGCGCCGTGCGCAACGATTGCAATGTCGACCTTAGCCTTTGCACCATTGCCCCCACATGCCTTGCACGCGGCGCACGTTGTCTTAGCGCCCGCCTCTTTAGAAGCCGGGCAAACGATTTCACGCGGCTGCATACGATCACCCGCGCGCATCACACGGAACGTACGCCACCCTTGCGCCTTAGCTAACTCTTGCTCGAAAGCCGTATCGCATGACGCCATGCAAAGGTCGCGCAAATCGTCATTGGTGCGCCATTGATGAGTGTAGCCCGTGTGACCCTCAGTGAACGCGACAAGGGCACGCCACACATGAGCGGGGACGGCCGCAGGGTCACCATAGGAGCCAAGGCGCACAATCTTGCCCGACAACGCGAGGCCCGCCGCGTGCTCATTAAGCGTAGGGTACAGGCCCCGTTGCGCCGACTTCCACACGACAAGAGGAGCTTGAAACACGGTGACGTAGCACGACCGTTCCGAACCATCATTGTTCGGGCCACGATGGATGCACGTTCCGCAAATGCTGCGATCATTGCCAGACTTCACAGCGTCGACGGGCGACATGTCATCGCGCAAAATCCAAGTTTGCACTTCACTGCCCGTCTTAGAGTTACGCGAACCCTTGGCCGTCCCCGTAGCGATTGCGATGATTGGTGCACCGTCAAGCATCGACGGGCCACGATAGAAGATGAAACCATTAACTTGATTGATAGCCATAGCGTGGAAGCCTTTTGACAGTTGGAAGCTATTAGGACAAAGCGAAGGCGTTAGGCGGCGATCAAGATCATGGGGAAGTCGGCAGCACAGCGAAGCGCAATGGCGCGTGCGGCTTCCTTTGCAGCTTCCGACGTCGTGAACGTGCGGAATTCTTGCGCGGCACCCTGAGGCACCTTGCAGCCCACCATGCGGCCTTTGTCGGCGCGCAAGGTGATCATGGGCAGGTAGGCGATAGCGCCGTTGCGAACGATAGACTTGGAAGATGCATGCATGCGGATCATGGTCAGTTTCCCTTTGGTGCCTAGGCGCAACATCTGCGCCGTTGGAAGCTTTATCCACCCTCGCCACATGTTCCCGCAACACACAAGAATGCATGGCTGATATCCAGGTTTGCATAGCTCGCTTGGTCGACCGATGTGCCCCTAGGAAGCCTTAGGAAGCCCGGGGACGCAGGGTCGGGCATGAGGGCACATTGGGTCACCTAGGCGTGCGGGAACGCATGGGAGGCCATTGGGGGCCATTGGGGGCCATAGGTCGATTGAGTGGAGTTTGGCCTATAACAGGCCGATAAGCCCCGAAGTCTGATAGGCCTAGATATGGTAGGCCGCACCCTTGGACACACAAGGCAACATCGGCCAACCGACCGGCCAACCCCACAACCTAGGTTGCCCGTGTGTCCCCACGCTACCTAGGCGACCTAGGGTCAACGGATGCATAGACCGTTGAGCACATAGCAATATCAATCACTTACACCCATGCATGGGTTGATCGCATGGGGGCATTGGGTTTCAACGGGTCCCCTTTGGTCGACCGGGCCCCTTTTTGGGCGAAATCGTGGCGCGAATTTGAAAACTTGGGACTAAAGGGCCGCCGCCTCCGCCGAGCTTACGGCTGCACTGCGCGACCTCGGGGCCCCCAAGTTCCCTTGGGTCCCATCGGTTCCATCTCCAGGTCAAGGACCATCGGTTCCATCGGGGGACCTCGGTTCCATCGGGTCCCATCGCGCCTCGCTTGACCTCGGTTCCATCAGGATCGAGCCCCGCTATACCTAGGTACCTCTAGGAGGCTCTCTACAAGCTCTTATTGAATGATATCAATGACTTATCAGGTGAGCATCAGGGGGTATAGAATGGAGAGCCTAGATGCTCCCAATACCCCTTAGGGGAACTATAGAACCCTATAGGGAACTATTTATTATAACCACAAGATAGTACCTAAGGGTACATTAGGAGCCTCTCTTGCCCTTAGAGACTGCAACGTACACTGACGACTTGGTGTCAACCAACCCCTCGTCCTCGGATGGCATGAACAATGCTGACGACCATATGCGGTTGATCAAGGCGGCGGTGAAGAACACACTTCCCGGTGCCGATGGTCCCATCACCACGGCGGCCGGTGGTCACCAAAGCCGCACAAGCGGCACATCGGCTGCACCTGCGTTTACCTTCGCTCAGGAGCCCACCCTTGGGTTCTTCCGAGAGGCGGCTGGTGTTATACGCTTTGTCGGTGGCACGCTCAAAGGCGCTGCGCCGCTCGGTGGATTGCATATGTTTCTTGTGGAGCCTACTGGCCTCGGCAAGGGCGCTGTAGGCACTGGTCATGAATACTTGGAGCTTGACGGCTCGACGTGGCCGAACGCTTCCTTCCCGGCACTGGCTGCTCACCTAGGCCAAGCGGGCACGACGTTCACGCTGCCTGACGCCAAGACCACCGGACGCTTCCCGCGCTCGCGCACCGCTACGGTCGCTGCAGGCACGGCACAAGCTAACACCGTAGGCCCTCATACGCATCCCGACGTGACGCCGACGACCGCTGCGGAGACGCAGGATCACACGCACGCGTTCTCAGGAAATACCGGCACCGACTTCCCGGATCACACGCACACCACCTACATTGCCAACATTCCGTCATCGACGGGTGGTGGTTCGTTTGCGTTCCAATACGGCGCCAACTCTACGCAGACTGGTGGCGCTTCAACGCGACATCAGCACAGCTTCAGCGGAAACACGGGTAGCCGATCCGCTACGCACAATCACACCGTGACCGTGAGCACCCCCGCGAACACCGGCACGACCGAGACGCGCCCTGAGGCGCTGTCCTTCGTGTTCTGCATCAAAACCTAATCCCCGGCCCGCGCCTCTGATCCGCATATCCCTGCCTCGTGAAGGTGGGGCGGCTAGTCATGCGCGGGTCTTCCCAAGGACCCCTATGCCTATCGTGCGACTTCGGGACGTTGCCAAGACAGGCATCGTCACCGACGTAGACCCCTATAGCCTTCCTGTAGGCAGCTTCTCTACTGGCGTGAACGTCAGGTTCAGGAACAACAAGATTTCTTCTGCTCCGGTCTTCCGTGCCGTGAAGCAGCCTCTCGCTGAAGCCAATCCTCGCTACGCATTCACTGCAGGCCGGTCCCAGAGCAACAACGATTTGTTCTTGGGCTACAAGTCAGGCCGCGTCTACTACTACTCGAACGGCGTCGAGGAAGACTACTCACCGGTTGGATACACGCCCAGTGCGGTAGAGGCCAATTGGACCTCATACACCATCGGCAACTTGGTCTACGTCAATCGCGCAGATCGGCCGCCGTGGTATCTGCTGCCGACCGACAGCCAGTTCAAAGACCTCAGCACGGCGACCTACGCGGCTTCTACGGACGCTTGGGACCCGACGTGGTCCGCACGCATCATCGCGCAGTGCGCAGGCGCTGTTGTCGCCCTCAACGTTCAAAAAGGTGCGTCGACCTTCCCGACAATGGTGAAGACCTCGTCCATCGTGACTGACGGCAACTACCCGGCGTCATGGGACGTCACGCTCCCGAACACGCTCGCCACAGAGAACATCCTGCAGGCAATGGACGGTGGCATCACTGACGCCTGTCAGCTAGGCAGCGACCTGATCATCTATGGTCAGCGTGAAGCTTGGCGCATGCACGCAGATGGCTCGACGTTCGTCTATTCGTACACGAAGCTCTCGTACGCAAAGGGTGTGCTGAACACCAACTGCTCCATCGAGCTTGACGGCAAGAACTATTGCTTCGGCATCGACGACATCTGGGTCCACGACGGCATCTCTGAGCAGAGCCTGTGCGACCAACAGGTTCGCGACTTCATCTACGGCTCGCTCAACATCTCGCAGGCCGAGAAGTGCTGGGTTCAGTTCAATCCACGTCTTAACGAAATCATGTTCGGCTATGTGTCCGGCGACCCTCTTGTGAAATTCAAGGGCGTCAACGGCTGCAATCGCTCCGCGACCTACAACATGACCGACAAGACCTGGACCTTCGACGACATGCCGTCCATCTTCTCGTTCGACGATGGTCCTGTCTCCAACCTGCTGACCTACGACACTGTTACATCCTCCTATGAAGACATGGGCGGCTCGTATCAGGATCAAGAGGACGGCGGCAAGCGGATCACCGTTGCTGTAGGCGAAGGCGACGCTGCGTATGGCCTCCAGCCGACGCTGTATGCGTTCGACGTTTATGGTGCAGGCTCTGTCGCTCCGTATCCAGTCGACGCTAACGCCACGGCTCCCGCGTATCTTGAGCGCACAGGCATCGACCTCGACGAACTCGGTGTCGACCTGAAAGCCTACAAGCTCCTCCGCACCGTCTATCCGCAGGCGCGTGTGAACACAGGAGGTGGCAACATGCTGCAGATCGCCGTTGGCACTTCTGACGACACGAACAGCACCGATGCGACCTACGGAGACTGGCAACCCTACGACGGCCAGCAGTTCTACAAGATAGACGTGAATGCTGCTGGTCGATGGCTGGCAATCAAAATCCAGTGGAATGACTACCGCGACTTCTCGATCACAGGCTTCGACCTTGATCTGATGACGACAGGACACCGCTGATGGCAAACACCGTCACTTACGTTCCGCGACCGATGCCCACGTTGGGCGGTGACGCTCTCTTCCTGCAACAGGAATTGGCGGCCATCTCTCAGAGCATCAAAACCATCGTCAGGGAAATCGAGACGCTTAAAGCTCTCCTGACGGCGCATGGAATCACATGAACGACTTTGAGTTTGTCGGGCGGTCTACAGCACATGAGACCCCCGACTACTCTTTCGTCCTTGACGAGTACAGACGACCTGATGGTGCGCAGTTTCTTCTCGCGCACCTGACGTTCTCCCGCTTCACACCCTCGGTGTTCAAGAAGCTCCTGTGCGAATGGCGAACCTTTAGAAGGCACACCACTGCACCCCTCTTCGCTTGCCCTGAGCATGACGACGAGAAGTGGCACAGGTTCGTCACTCGGACAGGATGGAAGTATCTTCTTCACATCAAATGCAACAACGGAGCCGTGAGGCCCCTCTACATTCATAGGACCCCATGTCCCTAGGACCTTCCACCGACAAATCGGAAACGTCGCAGACGTCCCCTTGGGGCCCGCAGGCCGACGCGCTGACGCAAGCCTTCCAGCAGGCGCAGAATGCGTACACTCAGACGCAGAGCGGCAGCGCTCCCAAGCTTCCGACCGACTTCACTGCAGGCGCTAACGCGAACCAGCAGAACACCTACCAGCAGGCCATCGACTTCTCGAACGGCAACGCAGGCACTGCGCAGGGTCAGATCGGCGCAGGCCAGACCGCGATCAACAACGGCAACAGCGGCATCACCGGTGCGCTCGGGGGCCTGCAGAGCTTCAACTCTGTCAACTCGAACAACCCGCAGTCGCTGATCGACGCCGCCAAGAACTATGCGTCCGGTCAGGACATCCAGTCGCAGGTTAAGCAGG